GGCGGAAGAAGTCTTTGCACCGACAGATGAGCCGGAAGAAATCACAGCAAAAGAGGCCTCACACACGGATATTCCAGCGGAGCCAACAGAGATTGAAGAATCCCATCTAACAGTAACCGTATGTGATTGCTGTCTTGAGTTAAATCTCACACATCCAACGTCAGTAATAAGATGTGCTCGATGCGGTCAGGCGTTTTGTTTTCACTTTGCTTCTACGATTGATGCGCAGTATTGTGTGAATTGTCTAAGTGACATTGCGGTGGCTAAGAGTGTTATCACTAAGACATATAAACACAAAAATGCTGAAGGACAGACGGTATTCTACAGACGCAGGGCCAGGGAGATACAGATTAGTGGTCTGGATTGGCTCTTTGCACAGCGTAAGATTGTAGAATTATCCGATCTTGAGCTTGATCTTAGTATTGAGTATCATCGAAACATTCTGTCGCTGATGTGCACTGAGCAAGAGCAACGTCGTACAGCCAAAATGCACAGGTACGCTGGTGTGAAGATTCACCTAACACCTTCAACAACAGGTGTAAACCAGACTACTACGACAACGGTGAAGAAAACTCGCACGGTGTCGAAGACTAAAGCGCAAGAACAAATAGCGGCGCTGCTCAAGAACATGGCCGCTAAAGGAATGACGATGGATAAAATAGCAGCCATGCTGAAGAAAGCGTAGGAGACACAGTGGAAAAAGCAAAACCTTCCGATCAGTTGATTGAACTTCTTAATCGTGTGAATGTGACTGATTCCGAGTTGAAAAGGAACGCAGAAGAATCTCTTAAGCTTCTCGGCGATGATCCTGTGAACCATCCTTCACACTATACCTTTGGACGTTTTGAAGTTATAGATGTGCTACAGGATTGGTTTCCAACGAATCCACTGCTCTGGCAGGTTGTGAAGTATATCGCCAGAGCGCAGCATAAAGACAATATGCTACAAGATTTGCAGAAAGCTCAGTTTTATCTCGGCAAGCAGATTGCAGAATTGGAGAAGCTTGTATGCGTGAAAAAAGCAGGTTGAACTACAATTTAAAAAGTTTGAGAGGTCTTTTCCAATGACAGCAGCTTCTGTTCAGCTAATAGATTTTCTTGATTCTACTCCTTTGCCTTGGATACGCTACGATAAAAGCAAAGGTAGATTGATTGTGGTTATAGATAACCACATGTTAAGCACTTTTAGAAATTGTCCTCAACATTTCTTTTACTCCAACGTTCAAGGCTACCAAAAGAAATCCGGCGTTAAAGAAGGAGAAGAAGAACGTGCGTGGTATTTGGACTTTGGCGTTCTGCTTCATAAGATGTTGGAGATGTATTATCAGGAGTTTAAGAATCCTGACTTTGATGTTACTAAGTGGGCTTCTGTTCGTGCTATGGCCGAGTGGCAGGAAATGAGTATGGATGTTCACTCAGAGCATAAAGAGTTTAAGGTTATCGGCGGCGCGTTCGGTTTTGCTGGCTTGTTGATGCAGTATGCGTCTGTAATGTCACCGCTGAATGAGAAGATCAGAGTTCTTGGTACAGAAGTTTCCTTCGGCAGAAACGGTGAAGTTCCCTTGTACATCGGCGAGGATATTGAAATCTATCTCGCTGGTAGAATGGACCTGATTGTAGACGATGGATATTTCATCTGTCCTATAGATCATAAGACAATGGGTGCTTTTCGCGGCGATCCTGGGATGCAGTTTGAGACAGAGGAAGGTCCAACAGGGTACATTTATGCACTCTCGAAGATTCTTCCGCAGTTTGTACCGGAGGACCAGCTCTTAAAGCGTGACTGCTCGAAGATTCTAATGAACTTAATTCAGAAGAAACCAGCTTCCACACCGCAAGAACGGTTTAAGCGCGTGCCGATTAGGAAGACGTCAGAGCAGCTCGAAGCCTATCGTTATAGGATGCTTGCAACTGTACAGCATCTAATTCTCGATACAGAAAGTTTTGCAGCTAGTTTTCCTCTCTGGCGTAACACCACAGCTTGCACAAACTGGCACATGACAACGTGTGCATTCAGAGATGTATGCAGACAAAGTTCTAGAGAAGCAGAACAAGCTACTCTCAACAATGGTTTCCTCAAGCTCCCGATCTGGGATACGGAGACTGTTAAACCTACAACATTTTAACAAGCAGGAGAAGGAGTAGCACATGGCAACAACGAAAACATACGAACCTGTGACAAGTCTGCCGAATTTGCAGATTACTAAGTGTCAGCAGATGCTTGCAAATCATATGCAATGCTGGCGAGCGGGGGATTTTCTTGTCACAATTACTACTGACACGCCGACGGATGAGAATCCGGAGGCACAAACTGTAACGCAGTATCAGAAGTGTCGCGCTCATGCTTCCAGTGAGCTGGCACAAGATGTACAGACAGCCGCAGATGAGGCGGCTCTGGTAGCAGCGCAAGCTGTTGTAGTGGCAGATACTGCACCTATAGTAACCGCAAAAAAGTAACTCCAAAGGAGCAGGACTCTAATGGGAACGACACCAAATCCTTTCGCAAACATGGTCGGAGTACGCTCTGAGGATGTACACGCCACAGAGCGTCTCAAAATTGCCATTATGGGAGTACCGAAGAGTGGGAAGAGTTGGTTTGCTGCAACAGCGCCGGGTCCGATCAGATATTATGACTTCGATGATCGTGCTGAGTCGCTGGAAGGTAAACCTGATTTGTTTATTCTTTCTAAACCGACAATGCTTATGATTGAGTCAGATCTTTCAGTAATGAAAGCAAATAAGGCTAAAGGTCTGACTCTTCCAACAACTGTTGTATTTGATTCTGTTACATTTATGGTAAAAGCTCTTGAAGACGAGATTCGCAGACAAGCTCCTACGCTTTTCAAGGGTATTAGAGTAGGTAATTCTACTACTGTATACAAAGGAAAAGATTGGGACGTTGTGGTAGGAGTACAAAGGTACTGCGAATATCTTATCGGTGAGCTTGTACCACTTGGAGTGAACATGATCTTTGTTTTCCACGAACGTGATGAGAAGGATAACGCTGAGTCTACTAAGGATGAAACCAAATACACTGGAAAGGTAGTGGTTAGTCCTCAGTATCTTCAAAATATTCTCAGTCTTTTCAATGAAGTTTACCGTATTCAGGTTGACGGTAAGCAGAATTATAAAGTCACTTGCAAGCCAACGTATGATGTGACGGCATCGACTACAATGTTACTTGATGCTACCGAACCGCCTAACATCATGGACATGATTGCGAAGCATAAGGCTAAACGAGCGACTTTAGCAAAACTTTAACTGAATTTCAAAACCAAAGAATAAGGAGCAGTACACAATGGCATTTCAAATGTCTTATCAGAAAGAAGAACTCTCTGGAGCATTGCCCGTACCAGCAGGATGGTACACACTACAAGTCAAGAACTTCCGTCCGAAGGCATCAAAGGATGGAGAGTCTGTGTCACTGAACGCTGAACTTGCTATCATCAACAACTCAGAGTATGATGGCCGCAGGATTTTCGCTGGTCTTAATTCTAAGGCCGGCTTTATTATCCTTGACTTCGTTCATGCTACTGGCTTGCCGATGGAAGAAGTGCAGGATGAGTTTGCTGGAACCGAAAAAGCTCATCTGACGTTGCCGGGATTCTTTGAAGGCTCGGACACACATCCTGATGATCCTTCACAGTGGAAGTATCAGGGGCCGCTGCTCAACAAAACGATGGAGGTTGAGCTTGCGGAGACGGAGTATCAGGGTAAGAAGCGCAATGAAGTGCGGCAGTACAAATGTGCCGTGCCGGGTTGTACGGAAAAACACTCAACCAATCTGATCAAGAACTAACACAGAAAGAGCGCGACTTCTACGGAGGTCGCCTCTTTTTCTCTAGGCTCTTGAGGGAGCTTAGAGAAAAGGAGAAGGAAGATGAGCTACCACTCTCTAAGTGAATGTACTCTTGATCCCGCTGAGCGTCTTGAAGAAGCGGGTAGGATTGTCAACATGTTGACAGCAACGACAGAAACTTATTTTAAGCTGTCTCTCAAAGAGCGTGCCTTTATTGATGGGATGCAAACCTCTTGCTCGGTAAAACAACTGTTTTGGCTCAGGGATATTTGGGAGCGTGTTCAATGATCTACGATATTGCCTATGAAAAAAGACTGCTGAGTAGTCGTTTTATAACCACCAATGGTTGCTGGTTATGGACCGGATCAGTTTTGAAAACTGGTTATGGTACTATGTCTTTTAAGAATGAAGATTGGCGTGTTCATAGACTGAGTTTTGCCTTATTTAGACCTTCGGAGTTCCAGAAAAATCTAAACGTAAACCATAAAAAAGAATGTTCTTCAAGAAGGTGTTTTAATCCAGAACACCTATACAGTGGAACCCAGCTCGAAAATGTAAAAGATTGTGTGGAGGAAGGGCATCATTTCAACGACTCTAAAGTATCTTGTCCAAGAAACCATCTATACACAGAAGAAAACACGTACATAAATGTAAGAGGGGCAAGAGAGTGTAAGATATGCAGAGCTCTTGCTGGCAGTTTTAGATATCTAACAGGAAAGTACGCAGCAAGGAGTAAACACTGATGCCCTATATTGGCCCGCGTGGTACACCAACATCTCGCATTTGGGTTATACTAGCTAAACCCTACGGCTCTGACAAGGGCACACTCTTCTCAGGAGGAATGGGTCATGTATTCTTCAAGATGCTTCAAGAAGCTGGTATCAATCAATCAGATTGTTATTTTACTTCTCGTGCTCCAAACACTGACGATGCTCACGCTTTCGTTAATCTTGATGCTGAGTTAGTGCATCATACTCCTCCGATTATCCTAGCTTTAGGAGACGCGGCAGGTTGGTTTTTGACGGAGTTAAGAGAGCCTAAACTAATGACTACGAGTGCAGGACAGTTGCAGAAGTACGCTGGCTCTCTGTTGTCGGCGCCGTCACTCGCGTATCCACATTACATGATCCCTGTCTATGGTCCTGACAGATGCGTGGCGGATTGGACAGAGCGGAACATCACTACCTATGTGGACTTACAGAAAGTCCGCGATGAGTTTAAGTATTGGCAGAAACATGGCACACTTCAAGCTCTTCCAGAACGTGTGATGAAGTATCACGACATGGATATGGATGAGTTAATTGTATATCTTGAGCGTTTTCGTAGCGCAAAGATTTTGTCTGACGATATCGAGAATCCCACGTATAGAAGCCAGAAGTATTCTCCACATCCAGGGTATCCACTATTGATGGGTCTTGCTGATTCGGCTACGTTTGGGATTAGTTTCAAGCTCTTTAGGGATAAGCCAAGCGAGAACAGAGAACTCTGGAGAAGACTTGATGATCTCTATTACAATGTTCCGATTCTCTTGGGTCAGAACTTTTTTAACTATGACGCATTGTTTCATAACATGCTGGGGTTTAGGATACGACTTGAAAGAGTCCAAGATACTCTGCTGCGCCATCATATCTTGTGGCCAGAGTTGAGTCATAAGTTACAGTTTATGACGAGACAGTATACTCGTGAACCCTATTACAAAGATGATGGCCATCATTGGACACTTAAATATATGGACAAATTTCGTAGATACAATTGTCTGGATGCTTGCATCACAAGAGAGATCTACGACGCACAAGAACTTGAGTTTAACGAACGGCCGCAATTGAGGTAAGGAGAATCAATGAACAAGCACCTGGCAAAAATCCGTGAAATCGCTCTTATGCTGAGAGAGATTATTCCAATTTGTTATATTTTGAGTCTTCAACATGAGTTGGATAAAATTGTTGCTGAGGTTGATGCTATGAAAGCAATTCTGGAAAGAGAAGGTTTGTAGTGCCAGATCGAGTAACCAATTCCTATGAACACGCTCTTCAAGTAGCCTATTATGAAATAGGCAACCGCGGCATCTGCGTCAATACAGCACGAATCGCAGAGGCTAAAGCTATCGTTAAAGCGGAAGTCACGCGACAACTAGCTATCGCATCGAATCAGTGGGGAACAAAGGTTTTTGTCGGCGCGGCTAATGCTCCAGATGAGGCTGTCAAAGGTCTTAATGCTGGCGGCGCAATTAATATCAATGCGACACAGGGTAAGTTTGCGCTGTTGACAGGATTAAAAACTCTTGGCTATGAAGTTGTCAAGATCACAAAAAAGAATTCAGAGGGAGATTATGGACAAAACTACTCAACCGGAGAACTCGCTCTCCAGAAGATGCTCTCGAAGAATCAGTTTGCGTATCCCGGAGGAGATCCTGCGATTAGAGCAATTCTTAAGATTAGAGAGCTTGGTAAACTCTACTCCTCTTATCTTAACGCTAGATTGCTCAGTAGAGATTCCAACGCGTTCTTTCTTAGTAACTATAATGTCGCCGGAACGCTCACAGGACGACGTTCAAGTAGAAGACATACTTTTGGATTTGGGAACAATGCTCAGAATTTTCCGAAGCACTCAGACGTAGCGTCCATGTACCGGCGCTGTCTAGTATCTCGACCCGGAAACATTTTCCTAATGGTCGATCAGATCAGTGCTGAAGATTGGCCAGTAAGTGCGCTCTCTGAGAATCATCAAGCACTCAAGGAACTACGAGATGATACTGACGTTTACGGTCGGCACACTCGGCTTGCTTCTGTTATCTTCGGCATCCCACTCAATGCGAAGACTCCTAATGAGTGGAAAGAATCAATGGAGCGGTATCTTGGGAAGAAAACTCGTCATGCTAGCAACTACGACATGAAAGCTGGTCGTATGAGCGATGCACTGGCGCAAGAAGGCTTTAGTTTTAGTGAGAGCGATTGTAACATGTTTCTCAAGAAAGTCGCTGCGCACGATCCTTCTGTGCAGAAGATCTTTCACCAGTACGTTAAAGACACAATCTCCAAAACACACATGCTAGTAACTCCCTTTGGGAGAGAACGTCAGTTCTTAGGAGCGAGACCAAATGATAGTAATTCCAGTGTCTTCAAAGAGGCTTATGCTTATATCCCGCAGTCAACAGTGGGTGATAATACCGGAATGGCTGTGCTCAAGATGGAAAGTCACTATGACCTTTCCGAACGTCGCATTGTGCAAGAAGGCCATGACTCAATTGTGCAAGATGTTAGAGACGATACCGAGACTGTATATAGGTACTTGCTTCGCGTTGTCGATTCATTTAAACGCACAATCGTGTTCCATAACGGAATTACCGTTGAAATTCCCATCGAAGCAGAAGTTGGTTATGACTTCCAGACAACAGTCAAAGTCAAAGAAGTAACTCGTGCTGGAGTCAAGGCGGCGATTGAGAAGCTCAAGGACAAGTTAGCAGCGGTAGAGCCAAAGCAAGTTCTAATCACAGCATAAGAAAGAGCTTCTAGCATGAGCAGAGTCCTAAAGAAGCCGTTCCATGAAAGTTTTATTGACTGCGTCAGTCCTCATACTGATATTCCTGACACGTTTATCATCTGGTCGGCACTCTCTCTCGTTGGAGCGGCGCTCAAAAACAATGTGTACTTTCAGATTGGTACATACACTCTCTATCCGAATATGTTCATAGTACTTGTCGGACCTCCTGGTGTTGGCAAAGGAGCTTCGATGAACATTCTTGAGCAGATGATTACAGACACTAAACCAAATCAGGTAGTCAATACACTGTCTGATCGCATTACCGCAGAACGTATTATTGAGCGTATCTCGGATGGCTGGAGTACGGCGCCGCAGCTAAAGAATATGCAACTTGTGCTGGGGAAGAATGACCACAACTGCTTGCTCTTTAGTTCTGAGATTCGTGTCTTGCTTGGAGCATCAGATTGGATGCTTGAATTTCTTGAAGAAGCCTGGAGTAAAACGACTTATGAGTATCAAACAAAGAATAAGGGAAATGTGGCCATTGATAATATGTGCTGCTCTTTGCTTGCGGCAAGCGTTCCAGATTTTCTTCGCAATGTCAATAGAGAAGCTCACATGGTTATTACTGGTGGATTTTCGTCACGATGCTTGTTTATCTATGCTGAGAACCCATCTAAAGACTTGCCATTTCCAGAGCCGCTCAAAAAGAACTTAAAATCCAAAGCTCTATACGACAATCTCGTTCTCGATCTGCAAGAAATAGGTACTCTTCGTGGAGAGTTTGTCATAGACACCGGCGCACGATTACGCTTTGAGGCTTTCCTACGTCTCAATCGTGCTGCCTCATCAAAGGATGACTCTGAAGCTGTAGCAAATTTTCGAGCTAGAATTAAAGCTCATATTCTCAAATTAGCTATGATCTTCAGTGTCTCACGGGATAACTCTCTTCACATCTCTGATATGGATATGGTCAACGCCATAGCAGAGATACAAAAGATTCTCGTAAGTTTGACAAAACTTTTCCGCGGTGCCGGAGAAGGGATGGACGCCGCAGTAACAGCGCGAGTACAGGATTTTATCGA